GTGAAAGTCATCATTGTTGAAGACGAATTCCTGGCACAACAGGAACTGAGCTGGCTAATTAAAGAGCACAGCCAGATGGAGATTGTCGGCACCTTTGACGACGGTCTGGACGTGTTGAAGTTTTTGCAGCATAACCGCGTCGACGCCATTTTTCTGGATATCAATATTCCGTCGCTGGATGGCGTGTTGCTGGCGCAAAACATCAGCCAGTTATAGCGCGGCGATTTTTTTGATACCGATTTGCATTTCATTTGATACCGCTGAAAAACGCCGATACGCAACTTATTTGATACTAAATCGGCGCTTTTCTTTTGAGTTTTAGAATGAGTTTTTAAGCGTTCATTCACTCTCTTTCAAACCAGTTTTAACTGTTTGTGGTTTTGGGTAAGGCTGGACTTTGAATAGCTTTGTGTTAAGGCGTTTTCTGGCTCTCTTGTCCAGAAACCGGATGTAACGAAACTGACGGAATTTATGAACACTGGCTCTGTCGATATTAGCCCGCAGATGTTCACCTCGCTGTCCTCCTCGTTTGATTGCATTCTTGCAAATCTCGTGATACCACTCGCCATCAAGTTCATAGAATGTTGTTTCATGACTGCCTACATAATCAAAATTGCTTGCCTGGTACACGACACCAAGACAGCCACAACGCTCATCTGCAAACGACTGAACCCACTGCACCTGCGGATAAAGTTGTCTGATTAGTTTGAGCGCGTAACTGATTGCCCTTGATTCGGAGTTTCTCGGCATACAGTCATGCAGCCATAACCGGTTAAGCTCCATATATTCGCGGTTCTGCGTGCCAGTTACGACGCGTGCACCATTGTTTGGATTAAGGGCATAACCCCATTGCATTACGCCAACCAGCTCCCGTTCTGAAAATATGCCCAGATGAAGGTAGGAATTATTTACGAAACGATGGCTGTAATGTTTATTGACGACGACCAGCCGGGCCAGCCAGCAACTTATTGTCTCAACCCGTAACTCACGGGAGCCATAACCGACGATATTGTCGTTATAGTGAATAAGTTCAGGCGTGCTGATGATACGGGATGTAACTTGCTTTCTGTTCCCCACGACAGGATTTCCTTGTGTATGTGGGGTGCTCTGTGGCGCTCTGAGATGTGATTTGATTGAGGGTTTTACAGCGCGGACATTTAACTTCCAGATAACTGAAGCTGGCTCGTGCCAGTAGCTTGTTACAATGTCGGCACCGTATGTTTCGATACATGGCCGCATAACCTCCTGCTTTGTTGTTGATATCTTTATCACTCAATCGATCGACAAAAACGATCGATTTGATTTATTTAATTGATACAACAAATAACACGAAATGTCATTAGCGAAAATTTATGAGTTTGATCACTAATTTTAAACGGTGCTGTAACGCATAAGTGCTGAATGATTGTACATTTGAATACCGCAAAGCAAACAAATCAACTAATTTATAGAAGTCAATTGGTTAATTGCCAGCGTAAGAGGCTGCTATGGACAATCATGTAACGACGAGAAATCGAAAAATGATTGAAAATGCGGAAATCTATAATGATTATTTTTCCGATTATTCAGATGCCTGCAAATACAGTTCGAGTGCGGGAGAGTTCATATGCTTCAACTTTTTTATTAAATCTTATGTTTTTCCTCCACAGCAAGAAGATGGAGGTGTGCCACCTCCTGAAATCACTTTGCACCGTATAGCCTCCGTCTCAATGATGGAGCAACAGGCTAATGAGCTGTATAGCATTCTGGGAACGATTCTACAAAAGCGTGAATCGGACTAATGATACCGGTTCATTTGCCTGCCCGGATGGGGAAGCAGGATTGACTGCTCCATAAGCAGCTATATTTCTGAATACGAAATACTATCCAGCGATTACATATGGCTGGATAGCGGCAAAGATGTTTTCATTAGTGTCAAACCGGCAGAGGACACCACCGGTTTGTATTGTTACATCATGGTACTGTCAGTTCCGGGCTGAGCCGGGTCTGGTTGCTCTGGCTGCGCGTCGGTTTTCGGCTCATTATCAGCATCACTGGCCGCAACTGCTGGCCCAATAAGTTTTGCCAGCACTTCATCAACGTAAGTGTCGATTTGTGCCTCAAAATCCTTGCGGACCTGCGCTTTCAGCAACTTATTTACTTCACCGGAATACAGTGCCTGTTTTACCAGGTCTTCAGTGACGGTGCCTTTAATTTCTGGCATGTATATCCTCCTTATGCGGGAATAAAGCCCTGCAATCAGGGCTGGGTCGGGTCTTTTGGGAGCGGAGTTACCTGCGCTGTTTTACTGAGTTTTTCAGCTGCTGCGTCCTCAATTTTGCGGCGAACATAATTTCTGATGGCCTTATAACCACCACTCACCAGATATAACGCACATACTGCCGTGCAGAAATACAATAAAATAAGCTGTAAAAATGTCATTATCCCTCCCAATTATTGACATGGTGTTGACACCGGTAATATCTGTTAGGTAAAAAGGTGCACTGCATTTTTTGCTTTGGATATAACGATCTTTTTGCCGCCGGTTTCTTGTTTTCCCTTACCGGCGGCATTTTTTTATCCTGCTTACGCGTTATTCACTTCCACCACGATACTGTCAATCAGTACCGGGTAAGTCGCATTTTTAGTGATATCGGTCACGCGCAACTTGTCTGCCGTAAACGTGCCGACCGGAGACTGCGACAGCATGAATGGTGTCCCGTCCTTACCATCAATGACCGGCGTCACCTCAATACTGTTGTTACCGGCAAAACGGAAGCCCAGCGTATGCCATTCGTTATTAAATGCGCCGAATGACCCCAGCTTCGTGTTCTGCGCCGTGTTTCCTTTGTGATACATCACGTTAAGGTCTGTGGCATCGCTCTGTACGTAGAACGATGCCAGCAGGTTATGACCGGCATTTCCTTCCAGAGTAACCCCTTGCGGCAGGGCAGAAACCGGCCAGTACAGCGCCAGTGCGTACTGATTAGCCGTAAGCGCGCCATCGAGTTTAAAACGACAACTGACAAGACCACCTTTACCCAGCAGGTCCGCACCATTACCAGCATCATGCTCAAGGTACCAGGGGGCTCTTCCTGTTTCCTTGGTCAGTTTCATTGCCTTACCCCCGCTGGCTCCGGCATCATCCACGATTTGAGCCTTGCCACCTCCGGCAGCCCAACCCTGTGGTGTCAACCGTCCTTCAGACTCAGATGCCCGGTAAGCAAATAGCGTACTCATCGTCGTGGTGTCTGCGGGTGGCGTGGACGGTTTTGATGGTGTATCAGGTGACGGCTTCTCATCCGGTGGTGTCACGGTCTGCCCGCGCATCAGTTCAGCCGTGCGCCCTGCATGGAGCATAATAGCTGAGGCCAGACGGTCTGAAATGACGCCCCTGCGTGCCCATGAGCTGAAATGGCTGTCACGCTGTGTCGAAACAAAACTGCCCTGGGTTCGGGATGCTGCACCGTAATACCCGACAGCCACAATATCCGGGTCTTCCGCCGGAGCATTCGTTGGCGTGCTCTGTCCATTCTCATCCGTCAGGAACGGTACAAAGAAAATTTTCTGTGCTTCCTTGCCTTTGTAGCCACCGTATACTGCCTCATATTTATCGGTGCCAGCGTTTTTCCAGTAATACGTGGTATCACCGCAAATCCACGGCACCGTGGTGGCATTTCCACTCACGCACTGCGCAGCAAGCGGAGCCAGGTCAGTTCTGAACTGCTGAACCATGGCCGTGAATAAACTATTATGCTGCTGGCTTCCTGAGGCAAGGTCTGCCTCTCCCTGCATCCAGACCACAGCCAGAAGTTTGTTTTTCGGGTTTTTCGCCAGCGCGACTTTGGTGCGGCTTACCAGGTCCTGATACAGAGGTTTACCGGCCCCCCAGCGTGAAGAATCAGCGGAAGCACCGCTGGCCTCACTGAATGAGCCGTCGGCTCCAGTGGTGAATGCTGACCCGCCACGACAACAGGGCACCAGAAGTATCCCGGCATTCTGTGGGATATAGGGAAGCAGTTTTTTGGCAATATGCAACCCCTGACCGACAGTCCCGTACTGGCCTTTTGCCAGATCAGCTTTCGGGTGGTTTATCCCGCTCATATCCTGAACATCATGCAGGCAGTGGTCTGCCGGAATGATGTCGTTGTATGTACACGACGTACCGTTGGGCGTTACCGTACTGCGGCGTGCCAGTTGCTTAATGCGTGGGTCCGGGCGGTCAAACGAATCCGGTAACGGCAGCCCCTCGCCGTAGGCCATGCCATTTGACTGACCCGCGAGAATGACAACAAAGTAATATTCCGGCTCTGAACTGCTGCCATTCGTGCTACCGGAAGGCCCGGCGTTATCCGGTGCATTCCAGTCGGAGGGCGTGAGCGTTCCGGCCACGTCAGATGTGATTGGAATGATGCCAGTCACGCCTGAACTGGTGATTTCTGCACTGGGATTACCGGATACCGGCATTACCCATAATGGCTCTTTCGTGCTGAAGCGGATCACGCAGTCTGCGAAGGTGATCCCCCCTTTATTACCCGAAGGGCGGAAAGGGCTTTCAATAAATGCCACCGTGCCACCGGCAACCTTGACTGAAAACTCTCCGGGCATGGCGGAGAGCATTTTCCACTTGGAGTCTGACATCGTCTTTTCTGCCTGTTTCTGAATTAAACAGAGTCAGAATAGCGACCGCTGAAAAATATGTGTTTTGCGGAAATTCAAAAAAGCGTCACGGTACTTTTGGTGACGGAGCTGGTGAGGCAGGAAAATAACGATAAAGGGTGGAAAGGCCAATATCAAATATCAGTGCGATTTGTTTACGGGACTCGCCATTAGCCAGCAAACGGGCGATTTGCTCCCGCTCTTTCTCTGTCAGTTTCTGAGGTCTGCCGCCATGACGCCCCTGAGCACGGGCAGCAGCAAGACCCGCGCGTGTACGTTCAATAATGAGTTCCCGCTCCATTTCCGCCAGCGCGCCCATTATATGGAAAAGAAACGTCCCATGGGAGTGGATGTATCAATATTGTCCGTAATGCTGCGGAAGTTAACGCCGCGTTGCCGGAGTTCTTCTGTTAAAAGGACAAGGTGCTGCATACTGCGTCCAAGGCGATCCAGTTTCCAGACCAGCAGGGTATCCCCTGGCCGGAGTCGCTTTAATGCGCGTTTAAGTCCGGGACGCTCCCTTGTCTTACCGCTTATTCTGTCTTCGAAAAACAGCTCACATCCTGCACATTCCAGCGCATTTCTTTGTAGCGCCGTATTCTGGTCATTTGTTGACACCCTGATATACCCAATCAGCATACGATTTCCTTATTATAAAAAGCCGGAATTGTCGCATGAGGAATAAAACAGAGTTAATCCTGGCTTTCCTGAAAACCTCGGTTTACGGGAAACGGTAAACAGGGCGGCGAATGCCCTGCCATCGGACGGCACCGCCGTTGCCGCGAACAGGCTGGCAAATGCCCACACAATTAATGGTGTTCCCTTTGACGGGACGCAGGATATCACTATCTCATCAGGAACAGTAACCGCCATAAGACTGGGGTCGGTGACCGCACATATGCCCGGAACATGGGAAAGCTGGGATCTGAATCTGGGGGGCGGCAATGTTCTTACCGGAATTAAAGTACAGGATGTCGGTAAGAATACGGCAGATAACGTCGGCGGCGTGTATTACCGGCCGTTGCAGTATCTGTTAAATGGAGCATGGGTGACGGCTGCAAGTATATAATGATATTCAGAAGGCCTTCCGGCCTTCTTTATTACTGTGGCTGCTCAGGCCATTTAATGGCGTTAAATTCAGCTTCTGTTTTAATGGCGGGTAGTTCCATTTTCTTCACCTGACTGATGTATGCCATCCATTGGGTAAGTGCTGCTCTGTCTTCATCGCTGATGGTGCCCAGTTGTAGCTCCGTTCTCCAGTCATTAATTTTTTCATATGCCTGATTAAGATATGACTGGCGCATTGCTTCCAGTTTTCTTGCGTAGTTAACCGGAATACGGGAGATTATGCCATTATCAAACTTCCAGTTTCCTGAAATATCCGTGCCTTCAGGGAGTTCATCGACCTCAACCACAGAAAACCCCGCAGGATACAGCGCCGAGGCGTCCTGTGATATTGAGCAGATAACGCCGCTGTCAGGTGTTATGCAAAGTTTATATTTTTTGGTGAATAATGGCAGGGATTCGTAGAAATCCTTACCATCTTCACTCTGGAAATACTGAACATTATTACCATATGGCATATTTTCAGGATAATAACGGGTTGTATTTTTTAGTTCCATAAAATCCTCCTGGAAATAAATCTGTTTTAAAATATATTATTTACTGACTATTTATAACTGAGATACCGTAATCCATGTACCTCCGACTAATTTTTGCAGGGGTCTGAATGCTATAAAATCGTTTGAAGCATCAACTTTACTGTCAATCTGCAGGCCTGCCATAACATTACCGTACGCAGAGTAATATGCCCCACCGTACATTACCTGCCTGTTCTCTGCTCCCAGCCTGATATCCTGGATATATCGGGAATCCGCATCCTGCTGTGTTATACCAGAAGTGATGTTTATGTCCTGCGTCCCGTCAAAGGGAACCCCATTAATATTTCTTGGGGTGGCGAGTCTATTCGCGGCAACGGCGGTGCCGTCCGATGGCAGAGCATTCGCCGCCCTGTTTACCGTTTCCCGTAAACC